CAACCGGCTTACCGGCTCCTGGTCTCCGGTGGATTCCGGGATCAACAGGCTCATCGCCCAGGCAGCCGGTCCCATCCGGGCCCGTGTCCGCCAATTGGTCCGTAATTTTCCATATTTTTACCGGGCGGCAAACCTCCTCACCGATTACGTGGTGGGGGCCGGAATCATGTTTCAAAGCAAAATCAAGTCCCCGGATGGGGAATTGAGTAAAACTTTAATCCAGAAAACCGAAGATGTTTTTTCTTTTTGGTGTGACGAGTGTGACATCGCCAAAAAACTGCATTTTTACGAGATGATGGCGCTCGCCAAAACCCAGGATTCCGAGACCGGCGAATTTTTTCTGATCAAACGATATCGCCCTCAAAACCGATATCTCCCGTTTTGCCTGCAGATGATCGAATCGGATTATCTAACGTCGCTGGGCTCTCCGCAAAACGGAAATAAACTCGATCAGGGGATCGAATACGATCCATCTACCGGCGAAGTTGCCGCCTATCATTTTACGGATCCGGAGAGTTATTCCATGAGGGCCATCGAGCGGGTCCCGGCGGCGGATGTCATCCATGGTTTTAAAACCGTGCGCCCGGGGCAGCTTCGCGGGATATCTCCGTTTACACCCGCGGTTTTGGTGGCCCACGACCTATCCGAATACATGGATGCGGAAATCGACGCCACCAAAATGGCGGCAAAATACCTTGCGATTGTCAAAACCCCGGATATTTACGGGCGCCAGATCGGCGTGGTTGAAACCGACGACTCGACCGGAAAGAAGATCGAATCGATGCAAAACGCCATCATCGAATATCTGCGCCCCGGAGAAGAAATAGAGATCGCCAAAAATCCGCGACCCGGCGAATCGTTCACCCCTTTTGTGCGCTTTGTCCTTCAGATGGTTTCCATCACGGTGGGCGTGCCCTATGAATTGCTTTCAGGGGATTACGCCGGGATGAATTACTCCACCTCCCGGGTGGTGAGAAACGATTTTGCTTTTCAACTCCGCCCCATCGCCGCCCGCCATGTGCGCCACTTTGCGGCGCCCATATTCAAGAACTTCATGGATGTGGCAGTATTAAGCGGCAAACTCCCCTTTTCCGGATATTATGATGATCCCATCCCTTACATGGCATGCGAATGGCAGCCGCCGGGGATGGAAGCCGTGGATCCCCTGCGCGAAGCCAAAGCCCGAATAGAAGAGATTGCCGCCGGGTTGCGCTCTCCCCAGGAAACCGTGGCATCCCGAGGGCGGGATCTTGAAGACATTTATCGCGAGTTATCATCCGCCGCGTCTCTGGCCGAATCCTACGGGCTATCTTTTGTTAAGCCCTCCACCGCCCAAGCGAACAACCCGGCGGAGGTGGAAAATCAATAGGGGCATATACGTAGGGGCGGATTCACGGTCCGCCCGCATAATAGGAGGAAATCATGCCGAATAAAAAAATGAATTACAGATCCGCTTCCATCCGCGCAGCGGAACCCGGAGGACCTGCCACATTCGATCCGGAAACGCGCTCCGTGGAAGTGGTGGGCGCAACCGATGCGCCGGCCCTAGTGTTCGACTGGGCGCGGATGGAAGTGATTGAGGAAATTTTACTGATGGACGGGCTTGAGCTGCCCAAAAGCCGGCAAGTCCCCGTCCTGGATAGTCACAGTCGTTACGGCGCCTCCAGCGTTCTGGGATCTTATCGGGAGATGAAAACCGATAAGAATCAGCTAACGGGGAGGGTGTTTTTCTCGTCTGTTGCCGAGGCCGAATCACCCATGACCAAGGTCAAAGAAGGTCACATGACCGATTTTTCCGCCGGATATCGGGTCATCGAATCCGAATGGGTGCCCAAGGGAGAAACCACAAAAATCAAGGGGCGCAGCTTTTCCGGTCCGGTATCGGTCGTTACCCGATGGCGCATCAAGGAGCTTTCTTTGGTTCCCATCGGCGCGGATGAAAACGCAACGGCGCGATCTCAACCCAAAGAAAATCATAAGGAGAAAAAAGTCATGAACGAAGCATTTCGAAAACAGTTGGAAGAACTCGGGCTTCCGGTTACGGCTACCGAAGACGAGGCCTACGCCTTTGCGCGGGAGCGGATGCGGCCGATCCCTCCGAAAAATCCGCCTCCGGATCCGGATGCGATCCGGATTGAAGCGGAGAAAAAGGAGCGCAGCCGAGTGTCTGAGATCGAAGCCATGTGCCGGCTGTATCAATTTCCTGGCATGGCATCCGATCTTATCCGTGAAGGGACGCCCATGGATTCGGCTCGCGAAGCGGTTTTGAAAGCCGTAAACGCCCGGGAAGCGGAAAAGGAACTATCCCGGAAATATCACATTTCCCTGGGAATCGACGAAACCGACCGGTTCCGGCAAGCGGCCACCGACGGGATGCTGTTGCGCTCCGGAATGAAGGTTGAAAAGCCATCATCCGGCGCGCTCGATCTGAGAGGATTCACCTTGGTGGAGATGGCGCGGCTTTGCCTGGAAAAAGCCGGAAAGCGGCCGTTCGGAAACGTGATGGAGATGGTTGGAAGGGCGCTCACCACAAGCGATCTGCCCTATCTGCTGGCCAACGTGGCGAACAAGGCGCTATTCGACGGATGGGAGATGGCGGAAGAAACCTGGTCTATCTGGTGCGGCGTCGGGAGTGTATCGGATTTCAAGACCCAGTATTCGCCTCGGGTCTCCGAGGCTTCGGATCTGGCCGAAATCCCAGAATCCGCTCCTTACACCTACGGGAAACTCACCGAGGCTCAGGAATCATACTCCATCCTGACCTATGGGAAACTCTTTGCGGTCACGCGGCAGGCCATCATCAACGATGACCTCAGCGCGCTAACCAATATCCCTAGGTCCCATGGCGAATCCGCAGCGCGTAAAATCGGGGATCTGGCATACGCGGTCCTGACCGCCAATGCCGCAATGGGCGACGGGATTGTCCTATTCCATGCGACGGATCATGACAACATCGGAACCGGAGGAGTCCCCAGCGAAACGACCCTGGCCGAAGCCATCAAACTAATGAAGCTGCAGAAAAATCTCCAGACCCTCCAGAACCTGAACATCCGACCGGAGTTTTTCATTGCCCCGGTGACCCTGGAAGGATCGGCGGAAATTTTCTTCAACTCGAATCAATTCGCCGGAGGTCTCGAATCCGCCACCCGGGCGAATCCCTATGCCGGGACCCGGTTTACCCGGATCTATGAAGCCCGGCTGGACGCATCTTCTACCACCGCTTGGTATCTAGCCGCCCGGCGGGGACGCACGGTGGTGATGTATTTTCTAAATGGCGTCCAGGCTCCCTATCTGGAAACCCGCGAGGGTTGGACAGTGGATGGCGTGGAATACAAGGTTCGCATCGATGCCGGGGCCAAAGCCATGGATTGGCGCGGATTGGTGAAAAATGCCGGCGCCTAACCAATCGGAAAATCTTAACGGTATTAAAAAGGAGAAACGATCATGCAGATAGCACCTTTGGAAAATGCGCTAAAAGTGGCGCAGTTTGAATACGATTTCGCCAAGCATGGCGGGGCAATCGGGGATATCACAATTGATCCGAAGCTGCTTCCCGCCGGCGCCAAAATTCTGGGCGGGATGATCGATGTCACGACCACGTTTGTCGGGGCGACGGCGACGATTGCCTTTAATGTGGTCGGGGCGGCTGATGTTCTGGCGGCAACGGCGGTCGCATCGTTTGCGGTAGACGCCCTACTGGATGTTGTGCCGGTATGGACGGCGGCAACGGCGATCAAGGTGGCAGCGAATAGCCCATTGACGATGACCATCGCCGCGGCGGCCCTTACCGCCGGGAAATGCACGATCAACCTGTTCTACTTCGTGACGGAATAAACGGAATCCAATGGGCTTATTCGACGATGCGGTGCAATCCGCCATGGAGGTCTGGTTCGGGGATGATATGGACCCTGAAACCGTCACCTATGGGGCAACGCCGATTCGCGCCCATGTGGAATACGGCGAAAACCGCGAAGATCAAGGGTTCCGGGACGGCTCAGCCATCTCGGCAACCCTTCTGGTCCGCGCCAAAGACGTCCCTACCCCGGTCCGCCGGGATGCCGTGGTGATCAATACTATCACCTGGTACGTGGCGCAGATATTATCCGGGGACGGATATACCTGGCAATTACTGATCGAGCGCGACGTGCGCCCGATATTTGCGGGAATGTAGGGGCGGACACGGATGTAGGGGCGGACCTGCGTGTCCGCCCGTTTGTCCGCCCATTGTAGGGGCAGACCTACGTGTCTTCCCACAAAGGACGTAAACGGAAATAAATCATGTCCTGGAAAATCGACATAAAGGGTTTAGACGAAGCCACCGCCCGGGTGGCCGCCCTTCCGGGTAATGCTACCCGCGCCCGCCGCTCGGCGTTATCCTCCGTCTCCTGGTGGATCCGGGAGGAGTTGAGGGATTATATCGAAATGTCAGGAGACGGGACCTGGGCGCCGCTTAGTCAAGCCACCCTTGCGATCAAACCCACGCACAAGAAAGTTAAATATCGGCGCGGGAAGAGAAAGGGGCAATACCATAAAGTGGCGATCACGGCCTTTATTCGGGAAAGCCCGCTATACTTTTTCGGGAAATTTGCCCGGTATCGCGTGGATAAGGAAGGCACCCTGGCGGACATCGATCTGGGGAAATCCCCCAAAGGCGCTCCGGGAACATCCGATCCGTCTCTTGTCAAGATGATCCGGCGGCATGAGCAAGGCGATAAAACCGCTGTGTCGGAGAAGATGCGCAAGTTTTTCGGCGCATCAGGGGTTCCGTTAAGAGCCGACACCGGGACCCTCACTATCCCCAAGCGCCCGATATTTGTGCCGGTAAAGCAACGGACGCTTCCCGAGGTCCCGAAACGCTTCACGAATAAATTCTGGGCTGCCCTGGAACGCTACTGGTCGGGATCTGCAAAGGCATATTGATATGAATGCTTCAACCATCGCCGAAGTCATCGCCGCCATCGGATTGGCCCTCACCACGGATTCGGCTTTTCTTTCTTGGTGCACGGCGCAGTTTGCCAAAACGCCAACAGTCTATATCGGCATCGACGAGAATAATCCGCCGGCCGAATCGGTTTATCCGATTGCTGCCCTGGTGGATATCCGTGAGGTCTCAGATGTTCCGGGAAACCGGCGCACCTTCGAGATCGACATCGGGTTCGGCGTGATCAATTCGACGATAACCACATCGAGCAAACTGGTGACGTATGCGGGATTTGCCCAGGCGGAATCGTTCCGGGAACAGGGGGAACTGGCCGTCATCCGGGCTCTGGCATCGCCCAACGTGAAATTTACCGGAAACGCCGAGCATATTCAGATGTATCCGACATTTGTATCATATACTACCCTGACCGTGGAGGAGAATATTTCTCGCCGCGGTCCAAGATTTACGTAGGGGCGCCATAGGGGCGGACATATAGGTCCGCCCCTAAAACCCCTGCCCATAAAAAGGAGAATAAAAAATGTTAGCATCAAATCCCGACAACATCCGATACAACGGAACCGGCCGAATCTATGCGGGTGAGGTAGGTTCTGTTCTATACCAAGAACT